GCGCGCGCCCCGGCGGCGCGCGGGGGCGCCCCCCCCCCCCCCCCCCCCCCCCCCGCGCCGGGGGGGGGGGGGGGGGGGGGGGGGGGGGGGGGGGGGGCAGGGGATTGGCCGGTTTTGCCGGAAGAGGACAAGGCGACAAACTTGTCATAGCTGCCCATGCTGAAATAAACGGCGGAACACAAGGCCAGCGGGATAATCCAGCGGACTTTAGATTTGGGCTGTTTGACTTTGGTGTGGATTTGCGCCGACTCGTAAAGCTTAAAGGCGTTTTTGTCCAAACGGTAGACGGATGCCTGGGCATGGCGGGACTCTGTTTTAGGGCTGGTAGCGCAATAGTCCCAATAGTATTGCATGCGGAAACCCAAGCGGTTTTTATGGATATGGTAATGCGCGCCGACCAAATCGCAAACGGTTTTGTCGATACGCGTCGGCATTTGGGTGATGATGTAGATGTCCAGCCCGTAATGCCGGTGGACGTGAAGGAACTCCAAAAGCTCGGGCACTTTGGAATTGCTGGAGCGTTTGGGAAAAAACCGCTGCGCCTCATCGATCACAAAGACAGAACCGTGATATTCGGGATCTTTTGCCCAAATATGCATGTCGGCAATACCGTGGCCGTCGGGAAACGGCTCGATGTTGCCCAGTTTCAAGCCGGTAATGCCGTCAACAAATATCTTGCGACCTTCAAATTCCTTGGTTTTGGCCAACTCCGAAACCATGCGGAGGGTTTTGCCCGAACCGGGCGACCCAGTGATGAGTGTGATCATTTTTTACCCCTTACGTCTCCGACAAACTGCCAAGATTTTTGACCGGCCTTGTAGCCGACCACGAGATTAAACGCGCCGATAACGATGTTCAGGGCTTCACCGCCGCCGGCAAGATTGAACAAATTGAGAAAATCCATCGGCATCTTGCCCAACTGGCCGTCCAACATCGACCACATATAGTCAAAAAGGGCATCCAACCCCTCATTGGCCACCAGCGCAACGCCGAGTGCGACAAGGACTTTAAAAACTGCCTCAATCAAAATCGGCACAAGTGCCACAAGCCAAGCAGGCATAAATCCCCCTTATCTTTCCAAAGCGGCCAGACAAATGAGCCCGGCGGCGAAATAAGCGCAGGCGATTAAAATCGGGCGCATACGGACGGCCAAATCACAGACGTGTTCATAAGAAAAAGCAAAGGTTTGCGAGCGGCGCAAAACGGTGAGATTGAATGTGACAGGCTGGGGACACAAACCGGACTCGGAAAACCTGCCATCCTTTTCAAAAGTAAAATTATTCTTCCGACTCAAACTCTGCCAATCCTGTTCTTTAGATCCGCTACCGCCGTCAGAACCGGAACCGTCATCATTCTTGCCGTCACCGACAGCGTTACCCCCTTTGCCGTTACCCCCTTTGCCGTTACCGCTATCCTGTTTGTCAAGCTTCTTCGAAATATCGACAATGTTTCTGTTCATTTGCCGTAAAACACCCAAAATGCCATTTAGAATCCCGCTGTTATCACCGTCTTTGCCACCGTCTTTACCGCCATCCTTCCCACCGTCTTTATCACCGCCTCCCTGATCGTCTCCATCCTTGTCTTTATCCTTGTCTTTATCTTTGTCTTTATCTTTGTCTTTATCTTTGTCTTTATCTTTGTCTTTATCTTTGTCCTTATCGTCATCATCCTCATCATCATGATCACCGCAAGAAAAACCACTGTTTTGAGGCAAAGTACTCAAAAATTCAGCGCACTTATTACGATCTTCAAATTTACGGATACCCATTTGATAACTGCCAAAGTTGGAATTGTAAGCAAAACAAAAAGTGTTGACAGACGGATTAAGAGTAGCACTTCCACGCCCCTTAATCGTGACTTCACCTTGACAAGCTTCATTGACAGTATCACCCACACCAACAACTTCACTATTATTTAAAATATTATAAATAACAACAACTTCCTTGGCTTTTTTGCTTGGTTTCTTCGATGGCTTAGGTTTGTCAGGATTTCTTGGAGGGATATAATCAGTACCACCACCCGAACCGCTGCCACCGCCCGATCCGCTGCTGCCACCGCCCGATCCGCTGCCGCCACCGCCCGATCCGCTGCCGCCAGTCGAGCCGGAATTGTCATTGCGGTCATTGCTGTCACCGCCATAACCGGCATAGCAATAACCGGAACTGGAGGGACGGTGACAAGTCCCATCTTTTACAGCTTCATCCAAAGCCTGCTTCATACTATTAATTTTACGAGGCTGCTTGCCGTCATCCTCATAACTATCAAGCCAACCATCAGGACCGACCGTATGATGTCCCCAACAATCACGATAGACATACATGCGCGAGGGCATACCGGCAGAATCCATACTAGAATCATCACGGCCGACTTTAACAACCTTGCATTGCTTGGCATAAACAGGCATGAAAAAAGCCGCCAAAAAGAAGGCCATTAAAAAGCGTTTCATAATCCTAAAAATCCCCACAGGGCGAAGACGCTCATAAAAAACAAAGCCGCCATAACGACGATAAAAAAAGCGTTTTCCAATTTCTGCATAACTACCCCTTATTAATCGGCTTTTGCGCCGCCCCCCCCCCCCCCCCCCCCGGGGGGCGGGGGGGGGGGGCCGCCCGCCCCCCCCCCCCCCCCCCCCCCGCGCGCCCCCCACCAACCCCCGCGCCGCCCACGCCCTCGCCCGGCGCGGACTCTCCCGTCGCCTTGACGGTCACCGAGGCGCCGGGGGAGCGCAGAGAGGTATCCACGGGCAGGCCCAACAGGGCGCGGGCGTGCAGCTCGAACTCGCTCAGGCGCTGACTCGCCAGCGTTACCAGGCCGGTGTCATGCGGACGCGGCGAGACCTCGGAGAAGAGAACCTCCTCCCCGCAGATGAACAGCTCCACTCCGAACAGGCCCCAGCCGCCCAGCGCCGCAGTCACGCGCTCGGCCATCTGCTGGGCCCGCTCCAGGGCCACCGGGCTCAGGGGCTGTGGCTGCCAGGACTCCACATAGTCCCCATCGACCTGCCGGTGCCCGATCGGCTCGCAGAAGCTCGTCACCGTCTCCCCGGTGCCGGGATGACGCCAGCGCACCGTGAGCAGCGTGATCTCGGTGTCGAAACGCACGAAGCCCTCCACGATGACCCGGCCCCGGTCCACCCGGCCGCCCCCCCCCCCCCCCCCCCCGCCCCGCCGCCCCCCCCCCCCCCCCCCCCCCCCCCGCCCGGCGCCTGCGGCTTCGCGCGCCGCCTATTTTGAAAATATGATGTATCCGGCCAGAAAGACAGCCGCAAAGCCGAATACGAAATATGCGTCAATGATCATCGTGACCGCTGCCGATGGAAAAAATGAGGCCGTAGATACGGCGGAAGGAAAAGGCCAAGGCCAAAACGAGCAGCAGCATTCCCGCGTGATAAGCGCCTTCGGCCATTTGTTCGGAAGGGCTGCATTCGGGAAAATCCAGCTTAACGGGCTGGCCGAGGTAATACCATTTGCCGCCCACCATCTCCGGACGGGTTAACGTGCCGTCCGGCAGGTAGGCAGGAGGGAGGGCGGACAAGACGAGATCTTCGGCCTGTTGCTTGGATACGCACTGCCAGCCCACCCGGTACATCATTTAACCTCGACCGCCGATACGGGAAACAAATCTGAAGGCGAGGCCGAAGGCGGCGACCGAAATCACCACGGAAACGCCCGCCATACCGATGGCCAGAACGATGGAAACCAGTTTGGCGACTTCGGCGGCGAAAGATGTGCCGATATCTTCAAGACCGGCGGCAGAAGCGGAAACCGCAGCTACAGACAGGGCGGCGGGAAGGGCGGCCTTATAGGCCAGGGATTTGAGTTTAGACATGTTATTCTCCTTAATAACGTGTTTGCCGCCGTTCGGGGGCAGGCGGCACGCCCTTAAAATCATGGTTTGACGGGCGGCACTTTGCCGTCTTTGGGTTCGTCAAGAACGCGCAGGGCTTGTACGACGCGGATGAGCTGTTTGCCTTTTTTGGCTTCCATGTAGCCGATATCGACTTGGACGGGGAGCTTGCCTTTAAGGTGCAACAGTTCGTGATGGCGGGATTCGGGGCCGTATTCGAGTTCAAATGTTTCTACGCCGAACTCTTTCGGCGAGCCTTCATAAATCGGGATTTCGCAGGTGATACGGGTATAGTCGTACTCTATTCCGTTGTCGGTGACGCCTTTGTTCCAGGCGACTTTACGCAGTGTCATTACGGGCATGATTTATCCTTTATGGTTGAGTAATGGCGGTTTGGGTGCCTGACTGTCGGAGCAGGTCAGGACTTGTATTATTCCGCCGCCTTGTCGGAATAATTCGGGTTCAATATTTCGTAAGGCGTGGCATATTTGCTGTAATAGCGATATTCCTGTTCCTGCCAATAGCGCTTCCATGCTTCACGTTCAAAATTCGGTTTGCCTTGGAGATCGGAGGCTTTCATGAGAACAAAGGCGCGGCGGTCTTCTTTGATGCGTTCGGCTTCTTCCATGGTTTCGGCTTGAGCCAAAAGCTTTTCAAAGCCTATGCTGTACATGCGTTCAAGGCGCGATTTCTCTTTCAAATACTCGTTCATGCTGCGGTGTTTCTTCACCGGAGCAGGGCGGGGCGGCTGTCTGTAGGTATCGCCGTAGTCTTCCAATTCTCTGAAAGCCCTGTCGTCTGCGGCCTGTTTTTTGCGTTTGTGTATCTCTCTGACGGGAATATGGCCGCAATCGAAGGCTTCACGGCTTAAACGGCGGGGCATTTCTTTCTGGCCGTCTTGGAGCATTTCCACTATCAAGTCATTGTTTGCTCCGTAGTTTTTGAGCATGACGACGGCGCGGGATGCCTGAATGAAGGCGTATTTCAGAACATGCTCAACTGATATGTGTTCGGTTTTTTTTTGACTTCCGCGCGGGAAGGGGTTTCGCCGAATTTGGCAATCATGATTTCCAAGGCGGGATAAGCACCGGCGAAGTAACAGCCTGGCTCTATCAGCATCTCAAGCGGCAAGAGGTAGTCTCTGTTTCTGAATTGGACTTCAGGGCGTGTCCACGGGCTTTCGGTATCACCCTGTTCTTTGCCTTTCTCGTAAAAGCGGAAAATTTTGCTGCCACCCCTTGTACCTACCTGAAAGGTTCTTCCTGTGCCTCTGTACAAAAGCCAATCGCCTCCGATACATTCGGCCTGGGGTTTGTTGCGGTAGGTGGTAAACAGGCCGTCTTCCCACATTTGTTTGACCTGATCGCAGGTGTATTCGCCGTTGAGGAAGTCATGCGCCAAATCGATGCGGGTAATCTTGCATTGCAATTCGTGCTCGGCCATGAACTCGTAAAGGCGGGTTTCCCAACCGTCTGCCGCAGCACGCAAGCCCGTTGCGGTGAAGCTGAAACAGACGGTTTCTGCTGTTTGGGCGCCTTCGGCCATAAAAAAGCCGTATTTGGCTTCTTCCGTGCCCATGAGGAAGGAACGTTTGTAGCCGTGGCGGCCGTTCTTCTCGAGTCCGATTTCAAAACCCATGACGGAAAGCAGCCATTCGGAGGCGTTGACCAGTATCTCGTCAGATGCCCCGAGATTGTCCGGACCGATGAAAACGCTTTCTTTAAAGACGACGGTCAGGTAATCAATAAATGCGCCGCGTCCGTTGCTGCCGCGTTTGAGCGGGATGGTTTTTGTCTTGCGGCCGACTTTAATGACGTGTTCATAAGATTCGCTGACAGGAGCAAAAGCCTTTTCATTTCCATCCCAGCCCTCTGCTTTGTCAGTTCCCCCCGTGTTACTAACGGGGGGCACATAGGCCGCCGTAGCGGCAGAGGGGCGAGAAGTCGAAGGGCGGGCGGTGGTACGCATGGCGGTATTCTCTTTTTCTAAGAAAATAGATTAATGCGCAGATATTAAATTAGCAGATTCTATAAAGTCAAGAAATATTTACTTAGCTCCTAAGAAAGTGTAGTTTCTAAAAAAGCTGTAAATCAGGAGATAAAAATGCCCAGTAAGCACATCCAAGACGAGACATGGGAGAAAGTGCGCGAAGAATTCGTCAGAGCCGTAGTTCTGACAAAAGCAGGCTTCAAAGAAACCGAAATACTGAACCTGCTCATAAATAAAGGCATAGAGAAAATCCAAGACGAAGACTACATAGCCTTCGTCATGGACAAGAATAGAAAAAAGGCCGTCTGAAAGACCGCCTAAAACCGCGGCGGCAGGCCGTCTGAAACAAAGTTAAAACAGGTTAAGAAAAGGGTGAGCATCTGCTCATGTAGCGGCTTTTTCCACGCACAAATAAAATAAGCCTTATATTCACGCATAAGGATTTGTTTTATCATGAAAAACGCCGCGCAATGGCTTGATTTGTACAAAAAACGGGCAGGCTTCCGCTCGGACTACGCATTAGCCCGATACTGGGGCGTTTCGCAGAGCCACGTCAGCCAGTACCGGCGCGGCCGTCTGAAACTGCCGCTGGCCGCCGTGCTGGAGATAGCCGGAACGCTGGAGCGCGATCCGCTGGAAATCCTTGTATCGCTTGCGTATCCGAAAGCCCGTCCGCAGGACAGGCCGAAACTGGCCGCCGTGTACTGGAGCGTCTGCATCGACGGCGTAGCCGCCGAGATGTGCGAAAACAGCGCGGGCGGCCGGTGGTATCCGATGCGGCGCTACCGTTAGCATTTGCTGTTTCGCATAATTGAAGCGTTATGACACATTGCCGCTCGCCCCGCCATCGGCAGAAGGGCAGAGAAGCGGGGAGTTCCCCGCCCCCCGGTGCTGATCGTCGGCAAAAGATAAGGAGTAATGCTTTTGCATTACTCCTTATCTTTCACCGCCGAACAGCGGGATTATTGGGCAGACGGACCCTTAGTATGATCAGGCAGCAAAGTCAGCTTGTCATGCCCGGACAGAGCCAGAACCGAACCGCCGCCGTATCCCGCGTTTACGGGGCTTTCCTGCGCCGTATAGGCCTGTTGTTGCTGCGGCTCGCGGTAGGGGTTGAAGGGCAGGCCGTCGCGGACGTATTGCAAGCACAAATCGCGGCCTATCTCTTTAATCTTGGTTGCCTGGCTGCTGTAGCAGTTGCAGCTTTTGCCGGACTGAATGCAGGCGGTGGCGTATTCAAAGGTTTTGACCTGCCGCACGGCGTCATAAAGAGGCTTGGATTCGGCCATATGCGGGATAGTGGGTTTAAACAGGTCTTCAGTGAGGGGATAACCGCCGCCCGCCGCGTTGCGCAAGGAATCGTCTACCTGCTGTTTCTGCCCCTGAACAACACCTGCCACGCCCCCCCCCCCCCCCCCCCCGGCCGCGGGGGGGGGGGGGGGGGGGGGGGGGGGGCGGATGGTGAAACCGGAAGGTCAGTGAGGTACCGGGAGGCAGCTCGGTGGCGAGGCCTCAGGCCGGCCGGTACTCGCCCTGGTAGACGTAGAGGAAGGGCATGTTGCCGCGCAGGCCGTGCCGGATGGAGGAGGAGACGACTTCCTTGGCGGTGACGGCGGCCTCAAGCGGGGAGGCGCCCTTGGCGAGCTCGGCGGTCACCGCAGCCGCCAGGGTGCAGCCGGCGCCGTGGACGCGCTCGGTGCCCACGGCCTCAACCTCGAGGACCTCCAGGGTGGTGCCGTCGTAGAAGACGTCCAGCGCGGTGCCGGTGCCCAGCGATGGGCCGGCCTTGGCCAGGACATTGGGGACGCCCTGGTCGTGGATGCGCTTGGCGGCGTCCTTGAGCTGCTCGACGGAGGTGATCTCCTCCATGCCCGCCAGCGTGGCGGCCTCGAAGAGGTTCGGGGTGGTCATCGTGGCCCGCGGCAGGATCTTGGTGCGCAGGGCGTTATCCACCTCGAGGGCGCCCCCGAACTCCTGGCCCTTGCAGATGAGGACCGGGTCGAGCACCACGGTGGGGAAGTCGTAGGTCTCCAGGGCCTTCTCGACGACGTCGATGGTGGGTGCCGTCCCCAGCATGCCGATCTTGACGGCGTCGATGCGCGAGTGGACGGCGGCGCAGGTCTCGATCTGGTCGGCGATGACGCCGGGGTCCACCGGGACGAAGCGGTGGTTCCACCCGTCCTTGGGGTCCATGGACACGATGCAGGTCAGGGCCGTGCAACCGTAGACGCCGAGGGTGTGGAAGGTCTTGAGGTCGGTCTGGGCGCCGGCGCCGCCCGAGGCCTCGGAGCCGGCGATGGTCAGGGCGATGGGAGGGGGTGCTGCTGTCATGGTCCTAGCCTGCGTCCTGATCGGGGCCGGTGGCCATCTGGGCGCACCGCGTGTTTGAGCAGCGGTGAGCGTGCAGCGGTTCCCGGCACCTTCGGTACCCGTCTGATACTGTCTGATGCCGTGGCGCCGTGGGTGTTGCACCAGCCATCAACGTCTGCCGGTGAACGTGCCAGAAACCTGACAGGTGCCTGCTATCTGACACCCAGTCTCTTATGGTGACAATCACTTCATCGAGTTTGCACGCGTGCAGGTTGGAGACAGTACTATCGTGTTCCGCAGCCCGAATGTGGGTTCGACAGATCGCATTACCTATGAAGGGGGACTCATCACATGACTGAGTACATCGCCGCCATCGTCTATCCGGAGAAGTCCAAGACCTACGAGGCCTTCAGCAAGATCAGTGCCGGTTCCGAGCGTCTGGGAGTTGTCAGCGCCGTCCTGGTCGAGTGCGACGCCGATGGTCGGCTGACGATCCCCGAGGGGGAGGACGGTCACGCCGGTCTGGGACTGGGGACCGGCTCGCTCATCGGTGTTCTTGTCGGGGCCCTGGGAGGTCCGATCGGGATGCTGCTGGGGCTGGGAGTCGGTGCGGCCACCGGCGCTGCGGTTGACGTCTCTCGGGCGGAGGTCGGGGATCTCGCCGTGAGCACTTTCGCCAACCTGATGACGCCGGGATCCAACGCCATCATCGCCCAGACCGATGAGGACGGCAGCACCGCTCCCCTGGACGCGGCCGTGGCCGAGCTCGGGGGCTCGATCGTGCGTCGTCCCCTCGATGAGGTCCTTGCTGAGCTCGAGGCGCAGAACGCTGCCGCCGAGGAGGCCGCTGAGGCGGCGCGTCGGGCGATGCGTGAGGAGAAGCGTCAGGAGCGCAAGGAGAACCGGGAGCGCCGTATCGAGGCGCTTCGCGAGAAGTTCAGCCGCCACTGAGAATGGGCGCGACGCCCGGCCCCGCCCCCCCCCCGCCCCCCCCCCCCCCCGCGGCGCCCCGGCCGGCGGGCGCGCGGCGCC